GGCCAAGTGTCCGAACCGCCTGTTCAGCAAAGATGTACGTGAGATCAAGAGTACGATTGACACGGCAATGGATCGGTATGAACGCACCCTGACACCCGATGAGGTGGAGGCACTGTTCATGTCAGACAATCCAACAATGACCACCGCCCGGAAGGAAGCCTTCTCTGCTCTGTTCTACAAGATCAAGAAGGAAATACCGATGGGTGGCGACGTGGCACAGGAAGTGCTGTCGAAGCTGTTCCAGCAGGTTGTGGGCGAGGACATCGCCAATCTTGGTGTAGACTACGTGACTGGAGATCAGTCTAGCCTTGAGCCACTGCGTAACCTACTTGAGCAGTACGGTGATGACTTCACCCCAAATCTCAGCGTTGAGTGGGATGACATCGACATTGAAACCCTGCTTGACCGCAATGACCTTGAGGCACGGTGGACGTTCAACATCCCTAGCCTCACACGTAAGGTTGAGGGCGTGAATGCTGGACACCTCATTGAGATTGGCGCAAGGCCCAACACTGGCAAGACATCTTTCCACGCCAGCTTGATTGCCAGCCCCGGTGGCTTCGCCCACCAAGGTGCCAACTGCATTATCTTGTGTAACGAGGAAGGCTACCACCGTGTTGGCGCACGGTACCTGACTGCCGCCACTGGCATGACTATGAAGCAGATCAAGGAGAACCCAGCCAAGGCACGTGACCTGTACGCACCAGTGAAGGAACGCATCAAGATCAAGGATGCTACAGGCCGTGACATGGCGTGGGTGGAGAGCATCTGCAAATCATACAAGCCAGATATCGTCCTGCTCGATATGGGTGACAAGTTCGCTAAGACCGGCGGCTTTGCTCGTACCGACGAGGCATTGAAGGCCAACGCAGTTCATGCACGTATGATTGCCAAGCAGCATGAATGTGCCGTGTTCTACATGTCCCAGCTTTCCGCTGATGCGGAAGGAAAGGTCTTGCTGAACCAGAGCATGATGGAGGGTAGTCGTACCGGTAAGGCAGCGGAAGCTGACCTCATGGTGCTGATTGCCAAGAATCCTGTTGTGGACGGCCAAGAAGAAGAGGACACGCAGCGTCACCTGAATGTTGTAAAAAACAAGTTGTCAGGCTGGCACGGTGTGGTACACTGCGAGTTGGAATATCAGACAGCGAGGTACACGGTATGACATATGTACTAACTGACTTGCCGTTTTTGACGGAGGAAATGGAACTGGCAAAAGAACGTGCAGCCCAGACCGCCAGAGACAATTATCACAAGGACAGGTACAGTAACAGGCATCAGAGGGAGGTAGAACGACTGGATAAGCTGATAGGCTTAATACAGCAACCGGTTACTGTTGAGCCTTATAGTAATGGATGCGTGTTGTTGAACAAAGAATATGTTGTCAGCTTGTCCAACAATAATTGGAGAGTTCGCGGTAAAAATAAATGGTACAAGCATAAAAACGACTTGTCTCATTTTGTAAACAAATACGTGCTAAAGGATGAAAAAAATGAAACTAACACTTGATGTAGAGAACACAGTCACCAAGCGTGACGGCAAGATGCACCTTGACCCATTTGAGCCAGAGAACTCACTGACTATGGTGGGTATGCTCAGTGACAGAGGCGAGGAATGGATAGTCACCTTTGACCATTCAGAGGAACACGCTACTCCAATGGGCCACGAGGGCGTACAAGAATGGCTTGACCAGACTACTATCCTTGTCTGCCACAACGCTGCCTACGACTTGCTGTGGCTCTGGGAGTCCGGCTTCAAGTATGACGGACCTGTCTTTGACACGATGCTGGCAGAGTATGTCATGCAACGTGGTCAGAAAGAGCCGCTGTCACTTGAGGCTTGTGCTGAACGCTATCAGTTGGACACGAAAAAGCAGGACACCCTGAAAGAATACTTCAACAAGGGCTACAGCACTCGTGACATCCCACATGCAGAGTTGTCGGAGTACCTGTCTGCTGACCTTCATGCTACACAGCAACTGTCTGACCGACTGGTGTATCGGCTGAATACTGCACAAGATGCAGGACTGCGTAGCACTGTTGACTTGAGTAATCAGGTAGCAGTACGCCTTGCTCGTATCTACCAGAGAGGCTTCGCCGTTGATGTGTCCAAGCTGGATGAGGTGCAGACGGAGTTCGAGCAGGAGAAAAAAGACCTGATCGTTGCTCTTGAAGGGCATGTCCGCCGTGTTATGGGTGACACCCCCATCAACTTGAACAGCCCAGAGCAACTTTCGTGGGTCATCTATGGCCGCAAGGTCTTGGACAAGCAGGAGTGGGCCAGCGTCATTGACCCATACATGTCTGATGATGATTTCCGATATGCTATCAACAGTCGTACAGAAAAGCTGTACCGCACGAAAGCATCCCAATGTAAAGACTGCAATGGCACAGGCTACGTCCGCAAGATCAAAAAGAATGGGGAGCCATTTGCCAAGCCTAACAAGTGTGGCACATGCGGCAGTGAGGGCTTTCTGTTCATACCAACAGAGACTGCGGCTGGCTTCAAGTTCAGACCACCGTCGGCCAAGTGGGCAAGTGCCAATGGTTTCAGTACAAGCAAGCTGAACCTAGAGACGCTTGAGGGTGCGGCACGTGCCAAAGGAATGACAGAAGCTGTAGACTTCCTGTCAAAAGTTCGACGCCTGTCCGCTGTGGATACATACCTGTCATCATTTGTTGACGGTATCCGTACACATGTGAAGACGGATGGAAAGCTACATGTTCGTCTGCTGCAGCATCGAACCTCTACGGGTCGTCTGTCTGGTGCAGACCCTAACATGCAGAACATGCCACGTGGTGGAACCTTCCCTGTCAAGAAGGTGTTTGTTTCTCGCTGGGAAGGCGGTAAAGTTCTTGAGGCGGATATGGCACAGCTTGAGTTTCGTGCCGCCGCATTCTTATCACAAGATGGAGTTGCTATTGAAGAAGTATCTACTGGGTTTGATGTACACGCATACACCGCTAAAGTTATTACCGATGCTGGTCAGCCTACGAGCCGACAGGATGCGAAGGCGCATACATTCGCGCCGTTATATGGCGCATCAGGATATGGTCGCACAAAAGCAGAAGCAGCGTACTACGAACACTTCACAGACAAGTATCAAGGAGTGGCCGATTGGCATTCTGCCTTGGCGAAGGAAGCGTTGACCACCGGCAAGATCACAACGCCATCTGGTCGTGAGTTTGCATTCCCTGACGTGGTTCGTAAGTCAAGTGGTCGCGTGTCACACTTTACACAGATCAAGAATTACCCGGTTCAGTCATTTGCTACTGCGGACATTGTGCCTATTGCACTTATCCACATAGATGACTTGCTTTCGGGTATGCAGTCATGTATAGTGAATAGCGTACATGACAGTATCGTTATCGACGTTCATCCAGATGAAGAGGAGAAAGTAATCAATATCATAAATCAAACAAATGAAGTTCTGAGTGAACTCATCACGCTACGCTGGGGTATCAAGTTCAATGTGCCGCTGCTTTTAGAATCAAAAATTGGGCCAAATTGGCTTGACACTAAAGATGTGGCGTGATATAACTATGCACTATTCGCTAAACCAGAAGGAGCAAAATGTATGACACAACTTACAACAATCGACACTAACAACTATGCCGCCATGGCGAAGGCAATGGGTATTGCAAACGAGGCCAAGACATCTTCAAAGTCTAGTTCTCTTGCTCGTATGCGTATCCATCACAGCCCTATCATGGGTACGGCAGAGGTGAAAGGGAAGAACGTGAACGTGGAGGTCATTGAAGGTGGAGCCTATAAGCTGGAGATTCCAGATGGCCCTACCTACTACGCCTCTAGCGTAAAGGTTCGCCCATTCATGCAACGCTTTATGTACAAGCGTTACGTGCAAGGCGGAGGGAACTCACCCAATCGCTTTGTCAAAAGTATCATGGCTGATACGCTGAACATTGATCTGAAAGACAATGACGGTGGCTTCAACTGTGGTAAGCCTGCTGGCTACATCAAAGACTTCAAGGCACTGCCGCAGAACCTGCAAGACCTGATAAAACAGATCAAGCGTGTTCGTGTGGTGCTTGGCACAGTCGAGATGGTCAATCCTACGGACGACAAGGGCAACCCTGTCGAGGTGGATGTAACACCTTTCATCTGGGAGATTGACAACCGTGACGCATTCAAAGAGATTGGCGGTAGCTTTGAAACTCTCGCCAAGATGCAGCGGTTACCTATCCAGCACATCATTACGGCCAATACTGCAGAACGTAAGATTCCTACGGGTGCCTCGTTCTACGTGCCGGTAGCCTCTCTTGATGTTACAAATACGATTGAGTTAACAGACGCGGATCAGGTTCTGTTTGGTGACTTCATCGCGTGGATCGACAATTACAACAATTACATTGTTAACGCATGGGCAGAGAAAGCAAACTCCAAGATGCAAGATGATGATGTCGATGTTGTTGACGATCTTGTTGACATTGAAATCGAAGATGAGGTAGCGTAATGAAACACCCTGCTGA